CAAAGGCCCGTATATGATGGCTGAAGATGTAAATCGTAATAAAAGAATTTATTCTCTCGATGAAATGAGAAATGAAATAGGTCGTTACGATACAGATATGGTACAGACTGGTAGAGCAATGGGCGAGTTAAACCACCCGACTACTGCAGACGTTGATTTAGAGAGAGCATGTCACATTGTTACTGAGATGTCTCAAGAAGGTAATGTTTTTTATGGTAAGAGTAAAGTTCTCTCAACACCTACAGGTCTTATTGTTAGATCTCTTATTAATGATGGTGTAAGAGTCGGTATGAGCTCTAGAGCATTAGGTCAATTAATTCCAGAAAATAATAGAGAAGGTGTTAACAGAGTTAAAGACTTTAAACTTGTGGCGATTGACTGTGTAGCTGATCCTTCTTTTCCAAAAGCATTTGTAAACGGTATTTTAGAGAGTAAGCAATATGTAGTAAATAAATACGGACAGTTTGAAGAGAAATATGATAACTTTGAAAAAACGCTAGCTAATATGCCATTAAAGAATAGAGATGACTTTTTAAGAACAAACATGTTGAAATTCATTAAAAGTTTATAAATACTATTATGAAAGAAGCTGTTAAAACAAAGAAATCCATTACCCAATTTATTGATAAGATTATCAATAAAGATTATAAAGGTGCACATTTGAACTTAACAAAAGCAATTAATGGAAAAATCAAGCAGCAAATGATAAATAATAATACAACCATTTTTTAATTATGAATGATATAGCAAAAATTTTGAAAGAGGCAACTGACGGGCAGATCGATGAGACTGTTCTTGAAGCAATTGAAACAGCGTTTGAATCACGCCTACAAGAAAAGGCTAAAATTCATATAGATAAAGCTTTACTTGAGCAAGACGAGTTATACACTAGTAAGCTTGAGCAGCTCTTAGAAGCCCTTGACGTTGATCATACAAAGAAATTAAAGAAAGTGGTTGAAGCGGTAGACGCAGATAGAGCTAATAAGCTAAAAGCAGTTGTTGCAAAATACGAAAATGTATTAACAGAAGATGCTGATGCATTTAAATCACAACTAGTCGAATCTATTTCCGAATACCTTGATACTTTTTTACAAGAATCCGTTCCAGCAGAAGAAATTAAAGAAGCAGTTAAGAATAAGAAAGCAATTGCTGTACTTGAAAGTCTTCGCAAACATTTAGCAGTTGATAGTGCTCTTGAAAAAGATAGCATTAAAGAAGCTGTTGCTGACGGTAAAAACCAAATAAATGAAGCTACTACAAAGCTTGAGTCTGCACTTCAAGAGAAGTCTGTTATACAAGAAGAACTTGATACTATCAAGGCAAATCTTCTAATTGAACAAAAAACAGCTAAACTCGATGGAAGAACATCAAAGTATGTTAAGAAAATGCTAGAAGGAAAAGATCTAGAATATATTAACGAAAATTTTGATTATACTCTGAAGTTATTCCAGAAGAAAGAAGAGAGCAGACTCGAGGGCTTAAAGACTGAAGCACTGACCGAGACTACTAAGGTAGATCATATTGTTGAGGAGAGCGTTGAAGCACCAGCTGCTAGCAATCCTTATATGTCAGAGCTTAAAAAATACTAATTTATTCACAAATTACGTTTAGGTCATCCTGAGTTTCCTAGCAATATTATGTATATTGCTTTGGGGTCGAAATAAAACTACGAAAGGAATATAAAATTATGAATCAATCAATCAGACCTACACAGGCATATATTGATGAGTCAAGAGCGGCATCACTTTTAGAAAAGTGGGCTCCAGTATTGGACTACACCTCTAAATCAGTCGCACCTATCGAAGACAGTCACACTAGATTAAACACTGCAATGCTTTTGGAAAACCAAGAGTCATGGTGTTTAAACGAAGCTGGACCTGACACTGCTGGCGCAGGAAACTTTGCTGGCGCTGGAGGTTCTCTTGGTACTGGTAATACTACTGGCAGATTTGCCACTGGTACTCCAGGTACTGACCAGTATGCACAAGGTGACTTCCGTCTACCGAAGATCTTGATTCCGATGATTAGACGTACATTCCCCGAGTTGATTACTAACGAGATCGTCGGTGTACAGCCTATGGCTGGACCTGTTGGATTAGCGTTTGCTCTTAGATACCGTTACTCTGGTGAAACACTAGGTACTGGTACAGATGGCTCACGTCCTAACGGTGTATCACTAACTGGTTGTTTAACTGGTAATACTGGCAACATTCCTGAACAACAAGCTGCTGTGCTTGCACAAGCTGATGGAGAAGAAGCTGGTTACCAATACCTAAACACTGCCTACACAGGTACATCTGCTGCATACCTCTCTGGTACTCTTGACAATGCTTACAACACTGATAAGCTAATCAAGTCTGACAGAGACCAAGGTGTCGCTGCTATTCTTAAGAACTTCGAAATTACTGGAAATATTCCATCATTTGAAGTATCCTTCGAGAAAACAGCAGTTGAAGCTGGTACACGTAGACTTGGTGCTCGCTGGTCAGTAGAACTTGAACAAGATCTTAAAAACATGAATGGTATCGATATCGATACTGAATTAACAAACGCTATGTCGTATGAAATTCAGGCCGAAATCGACCGTGAAATGCTTGTAAGAATGATTCAAGTTTCATTAAACGCTGGTCAAGGCGCTGGTTATTCTGTATGGAGCCCTGCTTCTGCAGACGGTCGCTGGTTAGTAGAACGTAACCGTGATTTCTACCAAAGATTAATTATCGAAGCGAACCGCATCGCTGTGAGAAACAGACGTGGAGCTGCAAACTTTATTGTTGCAACACCTCGCGTTTGTGCTATCCTTGAAATGCTCCCTGAATTCCAGTGGGTACCTGTTCAAGGCAATGTTAACACACAGCCAGTTGGTGTAGCTAAGATCGGTAATCTTGGTGGAAGATTTAATGTTTATCGTGACACAAGAACAGAAGGTGCTAATATTGACGCAGCTTCTGCTGACAGACCTGAGTATGCTCTATTGGGCTACAAGGGACCTGAATTCTATGACACTGGTATCATCTACTGTCCTTACATCCCGGTTATGGTACAGCGTACCATTGGTCCTAATGACTTCGCTCCACGTGTTGGCTTGCTTACACGTTACGGAGTTGTGGACAACATCTTTGGCGCTAACCTCTACTATCACACTATTCTCGTTACTGGTCTTGGGGTATCGTTTACGCCTGCTTCAAACAGCGTATACTTCTAATCCAATCAGTATTTGGAATTGCAATACTAAGACACAATCGATTTTTTCGGTTGTGTCTTTTTTTGTATTATGGCTGCGAAGGCTGGGATCGAACCAGCGACCAAGTGATTAACAGTCACCTGCTCTACCGCTGAGCTACTTCGCATTCTAAAATTTCTGTAATCTTTTCAGCCAAATCCTTAAACCACTCTACACCATGACCTCGAGTTGTTTCTGCTGCGGTACCGATACGAATACCACTAGTTTCAATAAATGATCTTTTATCATTAGGTACCCCATTCTTATTTACAGTGATATTATTATCTTCTAATAAGTCAGCAGCATGTCTTCCACTATAAGGTTTATCACTTAGATCGATTAATAAAATATGAGAATCAGTACCTCCACATTGAACTTTAAAACCATTCTTAAGAAATACTTCGGCCATTGCTTGAGCGTGCTTTATCACTGCACGAGCATAATGTTCAAACTCTTTAGTATCTGCTTCAACAAATGCTTGAGCTTTTGCTGCAACTATATTCATAAGTGGGCCACCTTGAGTGCCAGGAAAGATTGCGCTATTAATCTTCTTTGAGTATGATTCATCGTTCCAAATAATAATGCCACCTCGTGGGCCTCTTAAAGTTTTGTGAGTAGTTGACGTAACAACATCAGCATAAGGTACAGGAGATGGATAAGCTTTACCTGCTATCAGACCTGAGTAATGGGCCATATCAACTAAAAGATATGCACCGACTTTATCAGCGATTTCTCTAAACGTCATAAAGTCAATCACACCAGGATAAGCACTTGCACCAGCAACAATCATTTTTGGTTTAAGTTTTTCTGCTTGAATTTGAATTGCATTGTAATCTAAAAAGCCGTCATCATCGACACCATAGTGATGTGATTCGTATACTTTACCAGAGATATTAACCTTAGCTCCATGCGACAAATGACCACCACTTGCTAAATCCATACCGAGAATCTTATCACCTGGCTTTAAAAATGCTTGATATACTGCAGTGTTTGCATTAGCACCACAGTGAGGTTGAACATTAGCAAACTTACAGCCATAGATATCTTTTAGCTTTTCAATAGCAAAAGTTTCAATAGTATCCATATGTTCGCATCCATTATAATACCGCTTGCCTGGATAACCTTCGGCATACTTATTTGTAAATATACTACCAGCTAATTCCATTACAGCATCACTAGCAAAGTTTTCACTTGCGATGAGTTCAATTGTTTTTGATTGACGTTGTTGTTCTTGTACTAGAATTTTTTTAATTTTTTTGTTCATCGTTTCATGATTATATTAAATGGTGCCGAAGGCCGGACTCGAACCAGCACGCTCTTACGAGCAACAAATTTTAAGTCTGCAGTGTCTACCTATTCCACCACTCCGGCGGTCATATTATTGCTTTGAGGTTTTAATATGAACAGCAAGAGGATCGACTAGATCACCAGCAATTTCGTCAATTAAATCTTGATTCGACGCTCTAACAGGATTAATATCAATACCACCTCTACGAGCATATAAGCACATTACTAATAGCTTGGAAGGGTCGAAAGCATCTTTCAATCTCTTATAAAAGCATTCGCAAATTTCTTCATGGAAATGACATTCATCTCTATATGATACAATATACTTCTTGATACTATGCGCATCAATCGCATGCTTAGACTTAATATATATAAATACATCGCCCCAGTCTGGCTGCGAAGTAACACGACAATTACTCTTAAGTAGACCAGAATAGAAAGCTTGTACTAAATCTCTCTTACGAGTTACCCCTTCAAGTAAGCTCGGATCTTCGGTATATTGCGTATACTCAAAATTCTCTTCATCTTCCAGATGATCAACATTAACGTAATCATGTATATCCCAAGCGCCGCTAGGACTATTATATGTATTATTAACACGAGAACCATCTTGAAATACTACTTTAACATCAGTTTCAAGCAAATCACTCAAGTCCTTACTTGCTGTATTTTCAAACGAACTTATAGCAACCCTTCTATCCGCAGCTATTTTAGTCATATTAAATGAATTAAAGTAAAGCTTAATACTCTTACTCTCTACAATATACTTACTACTACAAGGGTATACACATTTAACTACACCTGTTACAGGCGCACCGTTATCTAAAAGAAACGAACACTCATATGCATTCCAGGTATCAGACCCTACAAACGGTAAGTCATCATCAAAAATATTTAAATATTCGCGATTATTACTACGAGGCTCTCTTACCAATAAACTAGAATCATACTCACTCTTATATTGAGAAGTCTGCCCTAGGTGCTTACTAATCCTACTATTATCTAATGTTTTATTTGCCATAATTATCTAAAGTTTTATAAATTGTTGCCATACGTTCTTCCATACTACCAGATAGTCTTACTACCGGTATTTTAAAATGATTAATAGCTTCCTCGAATAAATTAACTATTGTATCTCTAAATTCTTTATTAACACTACGCTCACCATCATCTACTAAAGGTATTTCAGGTTCAGTATAAAATATAATATCCC